CCTCTTTTCCCCACTGCTCTACACAATTCGACCTGTCGGCTCTGGTGGCCGGTGGTGGGGCGTTCTCGATGCACGGCTCAGACCTTACTCTAGTTTCTTGCGTTTATGCGGGATTCTTGGTGCTGGTGCTGGTTGTTGGCCTAACGCCGTGACAAGGTTTGCGGGCTCCGAGTGTTAGTCTCTGGTCATGCGTTCTTGCCTTCTTTGTCGTAGCTCTTTGAGTCCGCTTGTCCAGTCGAGTGCGAAGTTCTGTGGTGATCGTTGTCGCCAGCGGTCGCATCGTGCGAAGGTGCGTCCGGTGTTCCCGGTCGAGCTGCTCGAGTTGTCCAGGTGGATTCGTCGGAGCGTGGACAAGATCCCTCTTCAGGTGTCGGGTCGTAATGCTTCTTCGACTGCACCTCAGACTTGGAGTAGTTATGCGATCGCTTCGTCGAGCAGTGTTGGCGCTGGGTTGGGCTTTGTGCTCAATGGTGATGGGATTGTTTGTGTGGATCTCGATCATTGTCTTGGCGAATCCTCCGTCGTTGCGGATTGGGCTCGAAAGATTGTGGGTCAGATACCAGGTACGTTCGTTGAGGTAAGTCCGTCTGGCGATGGGCTCCATGTGTGGGGCCGTAGCAGTTTTGCGGGTGGCCGGAGGTTCACGGTTGATGGTGGGGGTGTCGAGATCTATTCGACTGCTCGCTATCTGACGATGACGGGTCGTAAGTTTCGAGGCTCTAAGGATCGGCTTGCTGATCTTGATGGCTTTATCGAGTTTCTGCTCGGAGGTTGTGATGGTTGAGAAGAAGGTTCCTGTGAAGCGGGTCCGTAAGGTGCCGGTTCCGACGTATGGCCGGAATCGGAGTGCTGTTGAGTTGATGCTCGAGGCGCTTAGGGATTCGGGTAAGTTGGAGAATGTTGATGCTGCGAGGGCGACGGCGGCCCAGGCTCTCGCTGATGCGGTCGATAGTGACCCTTCGAATGCGTCGTTGTGGCGTGAGTATCGGGCCTCTTTAGAGATGTTGAGGCTTCTGTCTGATGGCAGCGTTGATGAGTTCGCCAACCTCCTTGAGTCTTTGTCTTCCGAGATGGGCGACTCCAAGAAGCGCTGATCGGGAGACTCTCGGTGGCGAGGTCGGGTTGTTGGCTCGCCAGTTAGGTCAGCCGTTGATGCCGTGGCAGCAGCTCGTCGCCGATGTCGGCCTCGAGTTAGATCCAGAGTCGGGTCTTCCTGCCTATCGTGAGATTGTCGTTACGGTTCCTCGCCAGTCTGGCAAGACGACTCTGGTCTTGTCGTGGGAACTCCAGCGGGCGTTGCGGTGGCCGACGATGCAGCGTTGTGCTTATACGGCTCAGACTGGTTGGGATGCCAGGCGCAAACTTGTTGACGATCAGGCTCCACTGTTGATGGGATCTCCGTTGAAGGTTGCGGTTGAGAAGGTTCTTAGGGCTGCTGGTAATGAGGCGATTGTTTTTAAGAATGGTTCACGGGTCGATGTGTTGGCTTCGACTGAGGCTGCTGGTCACGGTCGGACTGTGGATCTTGGTGTGATTGATGAGGCGTTCGCTGATACTGACTACCGGCGGGAGCAGGCTCTTCTTCCGGCGATGGCGACTCGACCTGCTGCTCAGATCTTGGTTGTTTCGACTGCTGGTACTGAGGCTTCGGTCTTTTTGAAACATAAGGTCGATACGGGTCGGGCTGCTGCGACTGCTGGAGATTCTAAAGGGATCGCCTATTTTGAGTGGTCTGCTCCGAACGATGCTGATATTGATGATCCTCGAGTTTGGGCTGCGTGTATGCCAGCGCTTGGTCATACGATCTCGGTGAAGGTCGTGGAGCATGCCAGGGCGACGATGTCTGAGGGTGACTTCCGGCGGTCGTATCTGAATCAGTGGACAGCATCGGATGATCGGATCATTCCGGCTGTCGTGTGGGATGCGGTTGTGTCTTCGAGTGTGAAGCCGGATGGCCGGTTGGTGTTCGCTGTTGATGTGGCACCGGATCGGAGTAGTGCTTCGATTGCGGTTGGCGATGAGCAGGGCCGGGTTGAGCTGGTGGAGTCTCGTCCTGGTGTCGGTTGGGTTGTCGATCGGGTTGTCCAGTTGTCTGCGAAGTTTGAGTGCCCGGTCGTGTTGGATGGTTATGGGCCTGCTGGGAGTTTGTCTGACCAGCTCGAGGCGAAGGGTGTCCGTGTTGAGAAGTATTCTTCTCGGCAGGTCGCTCAGGCTTGCTCGACGTTCTTTGATGCGGTCGCTGATGATCGGATCAGGGTGAGATCGTCGAGCTTGTTGGATGATGCTGTGGCGGCGGTTCGTCGTCGAGTGTCTGGCGATACTTGGAGTTGGTCTCGGTCGGATACGGCTGTGGATATTTGTCCGCTTATGGCGGTGACGTTGGCTTTCGATAAGGCTACGTCGGCGAAAAGCACAGGAGATTTGTGGGTTTCATGGGACTGACAAGAGACAGATTGGCTCTGCTGCTAGAAGTTCTCGGTGGCCTCTTTGTGGTTGCTGGTGCTGCGATCCTGTTTATTTGGTTAGGGCTGGTCGTTGCTGGTCTTGTTTTGATTCTTTTTGGTGTCGCCCTCGAGCGACTAGAGAACGGTGATCGTTGATGTTGGCTCGTATTCTGGGTAATCGTGAGTCTGAGGTCCGTGACGCTTCTCTGTCGTGGCCCGACTATGAGGCCATGTTCAACAATTTCTCGTATAACGGGATCCAGTATCAGACGAACAGTCATGGCTATGCGTCGATGAGTGCGTTGAATGGTGCGAAGAATCCGATCGTGGCAGCATGTATCCACGTTCGGACTCTTGTATTCTCGGAGGCCCGCTTCACGTTTCAACGCTATTCGGCGAGTCGTCCTGGCGATATGTTCGGCGATCCGTCGTTAACGATCTTGGAGAAGCCGTATCCGAGTGCAACGACTGGTGATCTGTTGGCTCGCATGGAGGTCGATGCGAGTCTCTATGGGAACTCGTATTGGATTGTGCGAGATGGGATTTTGGTTCGTCTCGATCCGACGAAGGTGATGATTGCTACGGGTTCGGTGTCGGATCAGATCACAGGCGGGCAGGTCGGCCAACAGTTGATTGGCTACCATGTGCATGGTGACGATGGTGAGATGTTGGCTTCTTTCGAGCCTTCACAGGTTGCCCATTATCGGCCTCTGCCAGATCCGAATCATGCGTTCCGTGGAGTGTCTTGGTTGAATGCTGTGATGCCGGATGTGCGGGCTGATACAGAGTTGACTGCCTATAAGCATGCGTTCTTGTCGAATGCGGCGACTCCGAACATGGTCGTCTCGTTTGATCCGTCGATTACTCGAGAGGCTTTCGACAAGTTCAAAGAGTCGATGGAGTCGAAGCATCGTGGGACTTCGAATGCCTATAAGACGATGTACCTGGGTGGCGGTGCCGATGTGAAGGTCGTTGGCAGCAACTTCGAGCAGATCGCTATGAAGGCTGTCCAGGGTGCCGGGGAGACTCGTATCGCAGCTGCGGCTGGAGTTCCGGCCTCGATTCTTGGGATCAGCGAAGGGCTGTCGGGCTCGAGTTTGAATGCGGGAAACTACACGGCTGCTCGACGTCGCTTCGCTGATGGCACTCTTCGTCCGTTGTGGCGTAGTGCTTGTGGAGCGTTGCAGACTCTTGTGCCACCACCGGACGGGAGTGCTCGTCTCTGGTATGACGACCGGGACGTATCATTCTTGCAAGAGGATGTCGCTGATGGTGCTGATATTCGGATGAAGGACGCTCAGACGATGCGTACCCTCGTCGATGGTGGCTTCGAACCGTCGAGCGTTGTTGATGCTGTCACCACTGGCGACATGGCAAGATTGATCCATACCGGTTCGGTGTCTGTCCAATTGCAGCCACTTGTCCCATAATCTGTGATAATGGAGTGAAGATGAGAGAACTTTCGAGAGATGGTCTAGTCCGTAAAGTCGAGTTTCGTGCGACCCCGTCTGCTGACGGTCTGACCCTTGACGGGTATGCGGCTGTCTTCAACGAGTGGACAACGATTGATTCGAGTGAAGGTTCGTTCCGTGAGCAGATAATGCCAGGAGCATTCAAGCGCACTCTTGACCATCGGATGCCGGTCTTACAGTTTGATCACGGTTCGCATCCGTTGATCGGGTCGATCCCGTTGGGGCGTATTACTTCTATTCAAGAAGATTCTCACGGCCTTCGTGTGAAGGCTCGCCTGTCTGATAATTGGCTTGTTCAGCCTGTCCGTGATGCGATTCGTGACGGTGCTATTGATGGCATGTCGTTTCGTTTTTCGGTGAATGCCGATAAAGTCATTGAGGGCCGTGATGGTGTCCTCGAGCGTTCCATTACTGAGATTGCTTTGTATGAGGTGGGCCCGGTTGTGTGGCCTGCTTATGAGCAGACAAGTGTGGGTGTCCGCAGTCGTGAGGCTGTGGATGCTCTGCAAGATCCCGAGGTCCGTTCCGAAATTGCTCGGATCTTGGCTTTTGGCACCGATCTACCTACTAGGTCGCCCGCCCCTGACTCTGACCCGCAGCCAATGTTGCACTCAGAGCCCGAACCGATTTCAGCCCCGCAGCCCGAAGTGGTGCACGTTGAAACACCTGTCCGTACTAAGGCCCAGCGTGAAGCGCTAGTGGCCCTTTATCTCTAGGAGAGATTATGAACTTGAGCGAACTACGCTCAAAGGTCGCAGAGGTCCGTGACGAGATCGTCACCCTTTCAGCGATCGAAGAAATAACTGTCGAAGACGACGCAATTCTCACGGAGAGTCTCGCAACTTTTGAGACTCTCAGCGCTGAGCTTGCTGACGTTGAGGCCCGTTCTGCTCGTATCGAGGCTGCTAAGGCAACCATCGTTGAGCGTGCATCTGGTGTTGACAGTGTCCAAATCATGAAGCCAACAGAGACTGCCATTGATGTGCGTACTGCTACTCGTATGCAGATCAAGGACGCAGCACTCAAGGTGCTCGAGCTTGACGGTAAAGATCTTGCTGCCCGCCAGGGTGACAGCGTCGAGTCGTTGATTCGTGCTCAGAATGCAAACGTCGATGGGACGCTCATCGCTAAGAGAATTCTTGCGACTGAGACTCCTGCTTACCGTTCAGCGTTCGCTAAGGCTCTTACGTCAAGCCAGCCTGCCTGGACTTCAGAAGAGGCTCGTGCGATCTCTGAGTATCGTGCCGCTTCCGAGGGTACAGATGCTGCGGGCGGCTTCGGAGTCCCGGTTTTCATAGATAGTTCAATAATCTTGACAAGCGGGTCTGCTGCTGCTCCTGTCTATAACATCGCTCGCAAGGTGACTGTTACAAACGACGAGTGGAAAGGCGTTAGTTCTGCGGGAGTTTCATTCTCGTATGACGCTGAGGCTGCTGCGGTTTCTGATGACGCTGCAACACTTGCCCAGCCCACGATCACTGTTTACAAGGCTGCCGGTTTTATTCCGTTCAGCCTTGAGGTTGGAGACGACTATCCAGCGTTTGCTGCTGAGATGCGTCGCCTTCTGGACAGTGGTTACATGGACCTTGTTGCTAGTGGCACTGTCACTGGTTCGGGTTCTGTTCCTCAAGGAATTTTCACTGCTCTTGACGCGAACACCAACGTCGAGGTCTCGGTTACGACCGATGG